CGCTCACGTTTGTGGGCTCAACCATGAGCATGGTACGTACACATAACTTTATCACCCCGCCTTCTGGCGGTTTTTTCTTATGTGGAATTTTATTGTCAAGGCGCTGAAAGAGGCGCTGAAGGAGAAGGTGACTGAAATGACGAAGGAAGAAGTGAAGGAATGGCTCGACAAGATCGGCGTCAAGGTCGAGGAAGTGACGGACGATCTCATCGCCAAGGTGGAGGCCCAGAAGGCTCTGCTCGATGCGGAGACCCGTCGCAAGCCGCGCCTCTTCTGGGGACCGGTTGGGCTTTTGATTGGCGCGGTCGTCGGCTATGTTTGCGCGGCCTTTTTCTGAGAACTGCGGGGTTTTTCTTTTCTTTGAGCTTCGCGTCCCTAAACCAACGTCAACTCCCTCAAGAATATCCCTCGGGGGAGTTTTTTTGTGCGCGTGTGCTTTGCAAAGCGTAAGAGACTCAGAGCATGCGGGAGGTTATATGCCATACAGAGATTTGAGTGACGGGCAGATTCTGGCCGCCGCAGGTGGTTTTGCGACGATCTGCGGCTGGCTTTCGTACCTGCTGAAGGTACAGGAAGGAAAGGCTTTCACATGGCGAGAGTTTTTGCTTCATGGAGCGATCAGTGCTGTATGCGGGCTGATCAGCTACGAGGTGCTTTTTTACGAAGGGTTTCCGCCGCAGTTGTGTGGGGCCTTGAGCGGCATGGCTGGGTGGGGCGGCACGCGGGTGATCCGTCTTCTTGAGGTCGTTCTGCAGAAGCGCCTGGTCTGGATAAGGAGGATTTGAAGTGAAGAATTTTGGCGAGTATTCGGCCGAAGTCGCGATGGACTTCATCGAGGCTTGGGAGGGCTGCCGCCTGCAGGCGTACAAGTGCCCCGCCGACATTTGGACAATCGGCGTCGGTCACACGAAGGACGTGACGGAGCATGACGAGATCACCTACGAGCAGGCGAGGGAGCTGCTACGACAGGACGTCGAGGAGGTCAAGCGAGGGCTTGCGCCTTTCGTCAATGTTCACGTGACTGAAGGGCAGTTCGTGGCATTGGTGAGTCTGGCTTTTAACGTGGGCGTGAGCTACGTCGTTCACCAGTGTCCGCGCCTCATGCGTGCACTCAATGCTGGAGATGCGGAGGCGTGTGCTCACGAATTTCTCGATATCAACCGCGCAGGCGGAAAGGTGCTTGCGGGCTTGACCGAGCGCCGTCGCGCCGAAGCAAAACTCTTTCTCTCGGGGGTCTGAACATGGTCTATCTGAAATGGCTGGCACTCATGCCTGCGTCGTTCATTATGGCCATTGTTGGCCGCCTCCTCGCACCAATCCTGCCGTTCTTCGTGGACAAGGAAACGCACCGCCTGCCGGATTGGCTCTCGTGGTTTGCCACTGATGACAATGATGCCGACGGGGATCAGGGTCACTGGGAGCGTTGGCCGGGGACTGACCCCTGGTCGACGTACAAGCGCCGTGTCGCTTGGCTTCTGCGCAATGTCTGCTACGGCTTCGACATCGATGTTCTCGGCGTTCGCGTCTATCCGACTGACGACTGGGAAGTTCGAGGAAACGAGGACGCCTCCGACACGAATGGCGTCTCGGGGACGTGTATCAGGCACTGTCGCCGCGATGGAAAACACATCGCTTTCCAGCTCTACTACATCAAGCACTATCGTCTATTCGGCAGGCCGTGCTGCGTGCGCGCGAATTTTGGGTGGAAGCTGTGGGCGTCTCGCGACAAGAAGGCACAGTACGTCGGTATCTACTTCAACCCCGTGAAGGGTTTCAAGCTGTAGGGACGGATAAAATTAAAGCCGCTCGGTTGTGGCGACCGAACGGCTTTTGATAGACCTTTTTGCACTGAGAAAAGCTCTTCAAAAGTACCCGGAATAATCGTTTGTACAATAATTCAACCTGTGTAATAGACGAAAGTTCTCGAGGTGTAAAATTAAAGAGGGCTTTTGAAGAGCTTCCTGAGGTTCTATGAGGACAATTATAGCTTCTTTATCCATATTCTATTTCGCTTTTCTGAAGGCTTTTATTGTGTCTGACCGAAACCTAACGAGACGAGAATATGCCGTTTATTCGGCCGTGTCGTTTGTATTGGTTCTGATGTTGTGGCTTGTGTTTGTCGGAACTGTGTCGGATATCGCGAAAGAAAACGGATGGGCTCTGATGCCGGATTTCATTGAAGAGCTCTACAGCCCGTGGGAGCGGACCTTCGGCATGATTTTGATAGGCGCACTTCTGGCTCAAATTCCAATAACCTGGCTCAAGTTCCACAGTTATCCAACACATCTTTCAAACGAAGGGGTTGGGAAGTGGCGCGGGGATATGGTGATGGACGTGTTCAACCGCAACATGCTGATTCTCGTGTGCTTTGGATTTGATCTTTATCGCAGGCTTCCTTAATGACGAATCGAGTAACATTTTTTGGTGCTCTAGCTCTAGTGATCGGTTGTTCCGTTGCTGGCTACCAGTATGCCGCAGCGCTCTACGGAGAGGATATCGCGGCCCTTCGCGAGGATTACGCATCCCGCTCTCAAGCGCTTGAGGAGAAGTATCGTGAGAAAGAAAGAGTGCAGCATCAGTCCCTTGTCGAGGCGTGGGAAGAGCGTGACAAAGCTTTGGCTAATGTCGAGCGTTTGTCTGATGACGTTGACCGGGTGCGCAAGCAAGCAGCCGACGCTCGCAGTCGATTGTCCGCATCCGCCGGTGGTACCTGCGACGCTGAAAGAAAGCAGCTTGCCCGCTGCGCAGACTTACTCGAAAGAGGCACGGAGTTGGTTCGAAGAGGTGTCGAACTATCTGAGCGCACTGCGATAGACAAAGATGCTATGGCGATTATTGTGAGCCAGTGAAGTGCTAAACTCCCTGCAACAACACCGCGCAAGCATAGCCGGGGACGGATTGTCCCCGGGAAGCTCACTCCGCGCGGTTACCTATACGGGCTACGATAGTACCTGCGCTCGATCATGAGGAGCGCCGAGAAATCCTGTCCATGAAAATGCCCCACTTACCAGCAACGGTAGGTGGGGCGCTTTTTTTGTGCTCGCGGAAAATGTCACTTCTTTGGCATGATCGTGTCAGCCCATGCCTGCATAACGGGACGCCGTCGTTCAAGAAGATCGTCTCGTTGGTATGCGGCCTGCACGGACTTGAGCGAGTGCATCAAGCACTTTTCCGCCACGGCGGTGTCGACGCCTTCGCGCGCGCACCAGTCGCGAAATGTAGACCTGCAGCCATGCATTGTTGCCGTGCCGCCAGAGGCGTACTGCACCATTGTCGAGACATAGTAGCGAGCCACTGAGCGATTGTTGTAGTAGCTGCCCGAAAAGATGTACTCGCTCTCTGGCGTAATGCGCTTGAGCAACGCGATCGCCTGGTCAGACAGTGGGACGCGGAATGGCTCGGGCTTGCGGTCTTTCCTTCGTTCGGGCGGAACAGTCCAGACCTTATGCTCAAAGTCGATTTCGGACCATTTTGCGTCATTGAACTCAGCTTGTCGCGTGGCGGTGAGGACGCCGAAGACGAAAGCATTGTGCACGGGTCTGTCGACACGAAGACTCGCCTTCAGCTGATCGGCGAGCGCCTCGATGGTGTAGGCCTTCTGATGTTCGCGCCTATGGACCCTCGCCGGCGGCGGGAAGTACGCCTCCAGATTCCCTTTCCATGTGGCGGGATTCTCGCCAATGTAGACGCCTTCACGCTTCGCGAGCGTGAAGATCGCTTCCAGTTGTCCACGGATCCTCGATGCGATTCTCGTCTTCTTTTCCCACAGTGGGTCTAGCACTTCGCAGATGTCCTGCACCGTGATGTCTGCGACTAGTTTGTGCCTGAGCACTGGCAGGATGTGATTCTTCATCGGTCCTCGCCAAGACACCTAGGTCGCTTCGGACAGGTGCTTGAGCTCGAAGATCGTTTCGAGCGCGTGCTCCGCGTAACTTGCAAAGTCGAGCGCTCGCCTGGCGTGCTCGGCGCGATGCTCTGCTCTGACATCTAAAGGGTCGATGCCGCGCGCGAGCAGGGCGCGACACTTGGCAGCTTCTTGCTTGGCGGCCGTGACGGTGACGGTGGGGTGACTGCCGAGCGACAGATCTCGCCGGCGGCCCGCAAACTGGTAGCGAAAGATGAAGGACGCCTTGCTTTTCGTAACTCGGACTTGGAGATTCGTTTCGATCGTGTACCTGCCGTCCGGCAGCAGGCCGATGTTTTTTGAGGTGACTTGCATTTTGCGAAGTGAGGGAGAGAATATGAAGCCCTTCTATTTTGTCCCTCAGTCAAATCCGTAGTTTGCAAGCAAATGAGCGGTGCGCAGAAAGTAAAAACCCCGCAAGATGACTGTGGCGCAGTCAATCTTACGGGGTCTTCAAGTATTTAGCTGTTAGTTAGCCAGTCATCAGTAGTTTTCAGCGCGCACTTCGAAATAGGCCTGGCTGTAACCGCAGACGGGGCAGACTTCAGGGGCCTTCGTGCCGACGACGAGGTGGCCGCAGATGCGGCATTCCCACATGCATTCGCCGGCCTTTTCGAAGACCTGCTGCATCTCAACGTTCTTGAGGAGCTTGAGGTAGCGTTCCTCGTGGGCGCGTTCGATGGCGCCGACGGCGCGGAACTTGGCGGCGAGTTCGGGGAAGCCTTCCTCTTCGGCGTCCTTGGCGAACTGGACGTACATGTCGGTCCATTCGTAGTTTTCGCCTTCAGCGGCGGCCTTGAGGTTGGCGGTGGTGTCGCCGATCTTTCCGGCATTGCGGAGGTGGGCATGGGCATGGATGGTTTCAGCTTCGGCGGCGGCGCGGAACAGCTTGGCAACCTGAGGCAGGCCTTCCTTGTCAGCCTGTTTGGCGAAAGCGAGGTACTTGCGGTTAGCCTGAGATTCTCCAGCGAAAGCGTCCATCAGATTCTTTTCGGTCTTGCTCATGGGAAGTCTCCTTTGGGGATAATTAGGTTATGTAGAGTGTGTTGCTT